ACGTTATTGGCTATGACAATGTTGTTCTAAAAAAGCTGGTAAATTGGGAACCCAAACCACATCAAACCATCATAGATACTTGGTTGTTGTCCCTACTAAACCGGTATAAACGAGAACACAAACATGGTCTTGCTGGTTGGGGTCAACACCTTAGATTCGCTAAAGGTGACTTCAGTGACTTCTCAAAGTACACCTCTGAAATGCTGGAATACTGTGTAAGAGATGTAGAACTAAACGTTAAAGTATATAAAGTGTTAGTTGAAGAAGCAAAGAAAATCATCAATAAATACCCGCTATATGCAAAAGGTATTGAAGTTGAAATGAAGTTTGCAATGATAGAGTCAGACATACAGCATATGGGTTGGAAGTTTGATATGACAGCTGCTGTAGCACTACTAAATAGTTTTGAAACACAAGCTGCTATCATTGAACAAACAATGGAACCTAAGATTGGTAAACGTTGTATTGCAATTGACGGTAAAGAAGAATACAAAACAGCTGCATGGAGAAAAGATGGATGCTACACAGTAAACACAGTAAAACATTTTGGATATACACAAGAGAGTGGACGTGAAGATAGACCAATTGAAGGTAGTTATTCCAGAGTTGAGCTTGTTCAAGGAAAACTCGGAACTGACTCAGTTGTTAAAGACTATCTCTACTCTATTGGTTGGGTTCCTGATGAGTATAACGTTGAGCGTATTAATAATAAATTTGTTAATAAATCACCTAAAATAACAGAGTCATCGTTAGACCTGTTAGGTGAAGATGGTAAAGCTATCTTAAAATACAACATGATACGCTCAAGAGCTGGTATTCTGAAGGGTTGGATTGAAGCTGCAACTAAAGATGGCAGACTGCATGGTCGTATGTGGACTATTGGTACGCCATCATTCCGATGCAGACATGAAGTAGTAGCTAACATACCATCTGTTGACTCAGAGTATGGTAAAGAAATGAGAGCACTACTAATATGTGAAGACGGATTATCAATCGTAGGAGCTGACTCAGCTGGTAACCAAATGAGGGGTTTATGCCATGATATCAATGATGCTGAGTTCACTGACACGGTTATCAACGGAGATGTACACCAACGTAACGCTGATGTGCTCTCTGCTGTTTACCCCACACCAAGAAAGGTTGCTAAACCATTCCTTTATGCCTTCTTATTTGGTGGAGGAGACGGTAAAGCAGGATTAATCCTGACAGGTAAAAGGGATGCTAAAATAGGTAAAGCTGCTAAGGATATGTTTAAAGACTCTATCCCCGGTATGCGTTCATTAATAGAAAAATTGGAATCAAATTATGAAGCTAGTTCAAATGCTTTTGGTAGTGCTAACGCGTTCATTCGAGGACTTGATGGTAGGATTATCTTCTTGGACTCTCCACACAAAGCACTCAATTACAGGCTACAGTGTACGGAAGGCCTCACCTGCAAGGCAGCTGCAGTATACATAAAAGAAAAACTTATAGCTGAAAAGATACACCACTACATAGCGTTACATTATCATGATGAAATTGCTGTTGTCTGTAAAGATGAAGATGCAGAACGTGTAGCTGAAATCTGTGTAGATGGCTTCACCGAGGCACCAAAGTGGTTCAACGTAAAGTGTATGGGTGGTGCAGCCCATATCGGTAAAACATATGCAGAAGTTCATTAACAAAGGAATTTATGTTTGAAGAACAAGAAGACGAAGCATTCGACGTATGCATTATAGATGCAGACTCATTAATCTATCAAATTGCCTACACCACTGTGTCACCTAGGTTAGCACAAAAAGCACTAGACAAGGCTATTGATAATATAATTGAAACTGTAGTAGCTAAACAAGCCTTTGTGTTTATAAAAGGTAGAGACAACTTCAGGTTTTATGCAGATAAAGACTACAAAGGTAACCGAGTTAATAATATTGAACCAGAAGTAAAAGAAAGAATTGATAAACTATATAGCTATGCATCCAAAATAGCTATACCGTCCCATGATGGTGAAGCGGATGACTACTGTGCAATTGTAGCCGCTGAATGTGCTGCTGAAAGCAAAACACATGTAGTAGCCCACATAGACAAAGACCTTGACATGATACCGGGTGTACACTTTAACTTCAAAAAGAAATTGTTCTATGAAATGACAATTGAAGAAGCATACCGATTTAAAATTAAACAAATCTTAATGGGTGATAATACAGACAACATTAAGGGTTTAAAAGGAGTTGGTTCAAAAACAGCAGACAAAATGATTGCTAATATACCATCTGAAAACATACTATCAGTAGCTTGTGATGCATACAAAGATGTAGGTAACTCAGACTGGAAAGATAGCTTCACAAAATGTGCTAACTGTATTATTATGAGAACAACTTATGCTGATCTACGACCACTTGACTATGATGAACTTATTAAAGGGCTAAAATGGAACAAAATTATGGACACTGGCTTGCCCTTACTGAAAGACCTGAAGGTGCCTTTGGATTTATCTATGCAGTCTTTGGTCCAACAGGGAGACAATACATTGGTAGAAAGCAACTAATAAGTGAACACAAAACCCTACCTGCAGGAGCCAAGCGAAGAGTCATTACTCGAACAGAAAGTGCATGGAGATCATATAAATCCTCCTGCCGTGAACTGCTTGATGATATTGAGTCATACGGACTTGGAACATTTACTTTTGTTATATATAAATGGTGCAACGGTAAAGGAGACCTTACATATAGCGAGTGCCAAGAGCAGTGGGCAAGTGAAGTCCTTTCTAGAAATGAAACTCCTGATGGGGATCGTCGCTGGTACAATGGAAACATTGGTGCAGTAAAATTTCTCAAACCTAAGAATGTATGAAACATAAAAAGCAAAACGAAGAAACCTTAAACGAATACATTGATCTTAAAGCTGAAAATAAAGATCTTGTTGAGCGTAAACAACATAAAGAAAACCAAATACGTAATAAACGTAAACAACTTCGTGAAGCAATTGAAGACCGAGATTACAACTGATGTCTAGATGGTACCACCAACCATGCCCCAAATGCAGTAGTTCAGACGCATTCTCCCATAAGGAAGATGACAAATTTGGCTTCTGCTTCAGCTGTAACAAATCTTCACCAATAGACCCCAACTACGTTTCAACAAGCAATTTAAAAGAAAACTATAGTATGCACAATCTAGAAGATATACAAACTTACGATACTCGCGGTTATAAAGAACGAGCCATCACCAAGTCAATCACTACACACTACGGTGCTAAAGTATCTTATGCAGAAGATGGAACTATTGCCAGCCACTTTTATCCTTACACTAAAGATAATCTGGTTGTAGCATATAAAGAACGAACACTACCAAAGAAATTCATTACACAAGGAGACTTCAAGGATGTACAACTTTTTGGACAAAATGTTGCCACAGGTAACAAACGCTTGGTTATTACTGAAGGAGAACTGGATTGTCTTGCAGTGGCACAGGCCCAATACGATAAGTACCAAAGGTTTTATCCAGTCGTAGCCATACCAAGTGCATCTGCTATGGCAGTTGTGCTGGCTCAACGTGAATGGATACGAAGCTTTGATGAAGTCATTCTAATGTTCGATATGGATGAGCCCGGGCAAAAAGCAGCACAGGCAGCAGCAAAAATAATTGGCTATGATAAAGCACGTATCTCAGCACTACCCGAAAAAGACCCATGTGAAGTGCTACTCAAACGGGGCTCACCTGCGCTACTGTCTTGTGTGTTTGAAAGCAAAGCAATAAACCCAGCAGGAATTGTACGTGGTAATGATGTATGGGAACAATACCAACGAAAGAAAGATGTAGCCAGCTTACCATATCCAGACTGCTTAGGTGGTCTAAATGAAAAACTAAGTGGTATGCGTATGGGTGAAATTGTGCTGTTCACCTCAGGAACAGGCAGTGGTAAATCAACTATGATTAAAGAACTTGTATTTGAAATCCTTGGTAAAACAAAGCACCTTGTAGGCATGGTATCCCTTGAAGAATCAATCGGTGACACAGCCCAGAAGTTCATTGGTATGGAACTTAAAAAGAATTTGATAAACCAAGAATCAACAGAAGAAGAGCAATATGAAGCCTTTAAAAACGTCTTTGGAGATGAACGACTTGTTCTACTTGATCACCAAGGTTCTGTTGGAGACGAAAGCCTTACAGACAAGATTGAACATCTTGCACTCCTTGGGTGTAAGTACATCTTCCTCGACCACATTACCATTGCTGTATCAGAAGGAGCTGATGGTAAGGAAGGAAATGAAGCAACTGACTCGGTTATGTCAAGCCTTCTAAAGATCTGCAAAAAGCATGATATCTGGTTAGGTGTAGTTAGTCACCTACGTAAGGGTTTCAAAAAAGTATTCGAAGAAGGTGACCTACCATCTGTAGATGACATTAAAGGCTCTGGCTCAATCAAACAAATTAGCTTTGATATCATTGCCTTCTCAAGAAACATGACAGCTGAAACAGTTAAAGAAAGGAATACAATTAAAATGCGAGTGCTTAAAAGTCGATTCACAGGTCTAACCGGTGATTGCCCAAGCACATGTTATGATCCAACCACTAACAGGCTAAAGCTTGCTGATATAATGGATTTTGAATAAATAAGGATAACAATGAATAACAAGTATTATGTATATCAACATGTTGATAATGATGGTACAATAATGTATATTGGAATGGGTTCAGGTTGCCGGGTTTGGACATCATACAGCCGAGACACAGAGCATAGAGAATGGATGGAAGCTTTAATGCCAAGTAATTTTAAATGGATCATTATAGCAGAAGGTCTCACACAAACAAAAGCCTGCGCCATTGAAAGAAATTTAATAAACACCATAACTACAAAGTTTAACAAAGGCTACGCAAAAGAGAATAAAAACGGCCAATCAAAAGTAAACAACCCCATCTCCAAACGTAGTATACCAGTAAGAAATAAAACAACAGGTGAAGTATTTGCGTCCTTTGTCGCAGCAGGAAAGTCAGTAAATAGAAACGCCAACTCTATAAACAATGCAGTTAGAGGGTGGACACAACAATCAGCGGGTATGGAATGGGAATACTATGAAGCCATCTGAATATTTACTAGGAAAAATTAAGATAGTTATTATTGACTCAGATAAAGTGTACAACGAAGGAGCACGCCTACTAGCAAACTTTGAATTATACGAGTACGAAATTGAAAGGTTCACCCATGAAGCATGGGATACTATTTTAAAATGCTGTGTAAGAAGTCGAAATGCCAGCTACAGCGCAGCAGTAAAGCTAACATTCACAAGTAATCTAATAGGTAAAAAGATATGCAAAAACATAAACATACCAGATGATAACATTAAATCCTCACTATCACTAGGTGACTTATTCTTAGAAGCATTCTTACAAGAAGGTATGATCGATATCTACCGTGAGTTTGATTCTAACAAAGCACCATACATGATTCGAGTTATGAATCAATCAGATGCTATCAAGCCAAAGCTAATCGGCACAGTGTTTGCACCACCAGAACCAATCAAGGGGTTAATCTCTGGTGTAACTGGTGATCCATTTATCAAAGGTTGGACAGACTCAAAGCTGTTTAACACTTGTTTAGATAAACCATTCGTAAAAGCACTTGAGATACTGCGTCAACAACCTTGGAAACTTAACAAAGTTGTTCTAGAAGCTATGAAAGCTAATCCACCACCAGAAGTAATGCACCTAACAGACGCTGACGGTGTAGTGTTCGACTGGAACATCCACAATACACCACAAAAGTGCCAAGCCAACTTAACCCACTTTGATGGCTCACCATTCTTAGGAAAGAACGATCCACGATTACAAAGACTACTAAGTAAATACTTTGAATCAACACAAATTGTAAGAAAAGCAGATGAAGTATTAGCTGCTGGTGTTCCATTCTATCAAGAAGTATCTTGTGACTACCGTGGTAGAATATACTATGCTGAATCATTCCTTGAGTTCCAAGGTAGTGATATGGCAAGGTCACTGTATCTGTTCAGCAATAAACAAACAGTAACCGAGATAGGTTATCGTTGGTTATGCATTCATGCAGCATCCTGCTTCAACCAGTCATACACCATAGCTGAACTTAAAGATATTTGCTGGTTAGAAACAGACTACATAGCTCACCTAAAGTCAGAAGGTCTAGAAACAATCAGTGTAGATAAAATGACGTTAGATGACCGTGTTAAATGGGTTAAGGTAAATGCTGTTCTAGTAGAAGAAGTTGCTACGAGGCATACCCTCCATACCAAGGCAGAAAAACCACATAGCTTTCTGGCCTGTTGTAATGAAATCGTCAATTACAAAAGAGCAAATGGTGTGTACAAGAGTGGGTTTCCTATACCGATTGACGGATCAAACAACGGTTGGCAACATCTAGCAGCTATAAGTAAAGATGAAATAGCAGGTGCATTGGTGTCGCTCACTCCAGCAACCATACAAAATGATTTCTATGTGGCAGTTGCAAAAGAACTTATCACAATCATACCTGACTGGTTCAATGAAAAGAAAATCCCCATGAAGCATATACGAAAAGGTATAGCTAAACGAGGAGCAATGACGAGAGCTTATTCAGCAGGCAAGAAACGAATAGCCAGTAATATGTATGATGATTGTCATATGGAAGGCTTCAATGTCAAGTATGGTATCACTGAGCAAGACTGTGATATGCTGGCTGGTAACCTGATACGAGCTATTAACACTGTATGTAATGGCCCACTTAAAACAACCAAGTACCTACAAAGGATAGCTGAACATGAACTTAACTCAGGTGAATTGCAAATGTCTTGGACAACCCCATCAGGATTTCCAGTCATATACAAAGCATTCTTACAACATGAGCGGAAACAAAGAGGAACTATACGCGGGATTGTTGGAAATAAAGATGGAAGAGTCATGCATGTCATACGAGTCGATGCCATCAACCAAGAAAACGGTGAAAAAGTCCCATGTAGAAGATCTTTCGCAAGCGGTATATCACCTAACTATATTCACAGCCTTGATGCTGCTCATATGGCTAACACCATTGTTTCTTTCGGGGGTAGCTTTGCTGCTGTTCACGATAGCTTCAGTGCTCATGCTGACGATGTGGATTTTCTACAGGATGTAACTAAGATGACATTCATAGCACAGTACGATGTAGACAACTTCTTTAACATAGTGCAAAGTATGCTTATGAAACATAGTGAAACCTTTGAAACTGAACAACCAAAACTAGGACAATTAAACATAAATGAAGTAACAAACAGTAACTATTTCTTCTGCTGATTAGCCGGTACCTATAGATAACAACAAAACAAGAAAGATATAATGCACAATTTTGATTCCCCAGTAAGCAAACAATCCAGCTACTCCAAAGTAATTTCCAAATCCCGATATGCACGATACCTGCCAGAAGAAAACCGCCGTGAAGACTGGCCTGAGACTGCACAACGCTGGGTAAAGTTCTTCAAAGAAGAGCTATCAAACAAAGTAACAAATGAAGATCCAGTATGGTCTGTTCTTGAAGAAAGCATCTCTAACCTGAAGTCGCTGCCATCAATGCGCTCTATTATGACAGCTGGTGAAGCACTTAAACGTACCAATGTAGCCGCATACAACTGCGCTTACTTACCTATCGATGATCAACGCTCATTCGACGAAGCAATGTACATCCTGCTATGCGGTACTGGTGTTGGCTTCTCCTGCGAAGATAAGTATACAAGCCAACTATCTACTGTACCAAAACTAGTTGACATTGATATCACAATTGTTGTTGAAGACAGCAAAGAAGGTTGGTGTACTGCCTTTAATAAGTTAATCACTGGTCTATACAAAGGTGTTATTTGTAAATGGGATGTGTCAAAAGTACGTGAAGCTGGCGCACCTTTAAAAACCTTTGGTGGTCGTGCCTCTGGTCCAGAACCTCTTGTGTCTCTATTTGAATACACAATTAAAAAGTTTAAAGATGCGCAAGGCCGTAAACTAAAGTCTATCGAATGCCATGACATCATGTGCAAAATCGGTGAAGTAGTAGTTGTTGGTGGTGTACGCCGCTCAGCTATGATCTCGCTTGGTGACTTAAACGATCAAGATCATGCCAACGCTAAAGCCGGTAACTGGTGGGAAAATCACGGTGAACGGGCATTAGCAAACAATTCTGCACTATACAATGCTAAGCCAACTATTGGTGAATTCATGACAGAATGGTTAAGCATTTACAATAGTCATTCAGGTGAACGCGGTATCATTAATCGCCAAGCACTGAAGAAACAAGCAGCAAAGAACGGTACACGAAAAGAAGATGTTGAGTACGGTACTAACCCTTGTGCTGAAATTATCCTACGTCCTTATCAGTTCTGTAATCTATCTACTGTTGCTGTACGCCCTGAAGATACTGTTGAAACATTAAAGCATAAGATCCGTATTGCAACCATCATGGGAACTATGCAAAGTACACTTACTAAATTCCCATACCTGCGTGAATGCTGGACTGAGAACACAAGTGAAGAACGACTGCTTGGTGTGTCTATGACTGGTGTATTTGATAATGCCATTCTTCGTGGTGAAACAAAGCACAACCTAGATGATGTGTTAAAACAACTGCAAGAAGTGTCAACAGAAACCAACATCTTCTGGGCAAAGAAGCTAGGCATCTCTGCAAGTGTAGCTATCACTGCTATCAAACCAGAAGGAACAGTAAGCCAGTTAACAGAAACATCCAGTGGCCTGCATCCGGGTCATGCCCCTTACTACGTTCGACGTATTCGTCAAGACCGTAAAGATCCGTTCACTCAATTCCTGATTGACAACGGTACACCTAATGAACCATGTGCAATGAAACCAGACACAACCGTTGTCTTCTCATTCCCACAGCAATGCCACGGCTTCACACGTAAAGACCTTACAGCTATCCAGCATCTGGATCTATGGTTAACATACCAGCGTAGCTACTGCGACCACAAACCGTCAGTAACAATCTCTGTTAAAGACCATGAATGGATGGAAGTTGGTGCTTGGGTATATAAAAACTTTGATGAATGCACTGGTGTATCATTCCTACCTGACGATGGTGGTACGTACAAGCAGGCACCATACGAAGAAATGACTAAGGAAGAGTTTGTAGAAATGTCAAAGACTATTCCAGAAATTGATTGGTCTAAATTCTCAGAGTATAGCGACACTGTAGAAGGCGCACAAATGTTGGCCTGTACAAGTGGTGTGTGTAATCTTTAATTAAAAGGAAAGTATAATGCGTGAAACATATTTAAACTCAAAAGAATTAAAAGATTTTGAAGATAATGCTCTAGGTTTTAAAATCTTTATTGCAGAACAAGATGCTGAATACAGCTCACTGTCAGAAGCAATCAAAGAGTACAACAAAACAATGGCTCTTGACAATGAGTAAAGGCAGCTCACCACGACCAGTTGATCAAACTAAATACAAAGATAACTACGAACTAATATTCGGTAAAAAACAAAAGGATAAAGATGAAACCAGTGCCAAAGCCAATGGACAATGAAGAATTAACAGATGAAAGCACAATAGTATACGCATTAAGAAACCTGTATGCAGACAACTTTGCTGTCTACTATAAAAGCCACACATACCACTTCAACGTAGAAGGCCCAACCTTCCTGCAAGACCACATGTTACTAGAAGAAATTTACACATTCCTGCAAGAGTCACACGACACTTTAGGAGAATTAATTCGACAAATGCACAAAGAAGCTCCACCAAGCTTAAAAGTAATACTAGATCTGACAAACATAACTGAAGCTAAAACAGCTAAAGTACCATCAAAGGCAATGTTCAATGATCTTAATAATGACTTTACTGCTGTACATGAAAGTGGACAATGGTTGTTCCATGCTTTTGATGAAGCGGGTTACGGTGGTTTGAATACAGCTATTGGTGACTACTTAAAAGAACTCAGTAAACTACATTGGAAAATACAAGCAACACTAGGAGTAAGCTTCAAATGAAAAACTATAATATATTTGCATTACAAGGCGATATGGAAACCTCAGATGCAGAAGTATGCGAAACACTAGGTATTGACCCAACACTAGCAGGAACACCCGCAATAAACGAAGCGGCTATCAAAGCTATGCATCGTAAAAACTATGATGGTTTTGTAAACAAAGGTGTTAACCCTAATAAGGCAATGTTGATGGCAGACGAAAGAGCAGCAACAGCACGAGCAACTGTTAAGCAAGCAATGAAATAAAAAAAAAGAAACCCCACTTGGATTAATATCCTTGTGGGGTTTTTTATTGGCTTACTTATTTAACATTAACCTTAGATCCACCACCTGAATAAGACATTTGTCCTATACCAGCGGCCTTAGTAGCTCTAAAAAGATCATCTCTGGTTTTAAGAACTTTGCTTTTAAAATTCCTAACCCAAGGTTCAAACTTACTGTTCGGCCCTTTCATATCTAACATTTCAGCAGACAAGTCCATCATTTTCCTAAACTGATCAGGTTTAACAGCTAACAAAGCACGAGTGTTATTATCTAAGGTACCCGGCTCTTTCCAACCAAGCGCCTTAGCTTCATCTAAAATAGCCTTCTTAGCTGTAGAAAACTTAAGCCATTTATCAAGTGCTTTAGCTTTGATATCACCTGAAACAGAAACAGAAGACTCTGGATCGTACCCATTTCTAGATAAGAAACGTTTCTTGTATGAACCGTCCTCTTGTATCTTGCCGTAAGCTTCATCAAACAATGCCCCCATAGCTGGGAAATCACCATCCTCGCCTATACCTACTGCCTCCATAACTTCCAGCTTTTGCTTAACACGCGCTTCAGAATCCTTAATTGACTTATTAAGCTTATCACCAAAGTTAGAAATCTCCTCTATGGCTTGTGGAATAGCAATGTTGTTATAAGCATTTCGATAATGCAACGAGCTTGCACCTGTTGAATTGATAGCATCATGAACAAAGGCTGCTGGCTCAGGTATCTTTCTATCCTTATTAACAGCAAGCATAGTTAACTTAACCAAACCACCATCAGCTGCTTGAATAGGCATAACAACCATATAACGGCTCAATGAAGTGCCCGTTGGGTTCTCAAAGATATCCATCTGATTTGTTTTCTTATTCCAATAAGTCTTAACACCCTTTGTTGCTGCTGGGTTTGATTGGCGAGTTGCTTCAGGAATGTTGATGTCCTCACCTTCCACCCCTTTAAAGTCAATAGTTTGAATGCCCTTCTGTTTAGTAATAAATCTTTCACCATCAAGAGCATAGCTCTGAGTAACTGTATCCTTAGTAGGGTCAGCAATTGGAAGTAAACCAACAGGGCTTAAGACCATGTCATCACCGTCAACACCTTTGATAGTTGCAGTAGAACCAATCGTTGCAAGATAACGACCAGCTGACATCATCACTTTAGAATATTGTTGATTAACAACCTCACGTAATGTAGCTTCAACGGCTTTATTAAGGTCAGCTGCTGCATCCATGCTATTAGTATAATGGCCAGTATCAATCAAGTACTCATACAACAACTCACTGTAACTAGGATCATCCATAAACTCTTGAACGTGCTCACCAAACATAGATGCATCCATTGAATAAGAATTCTGCATCAATGGTTTCTTAAACAAATCAGAATCAAAGCCATCCAGCTTAGAAGCTTCTCTAATAAAGTTCTTCCAACCTTCTAGCTTTTCTTTTTGATCATTAAACATAGTGTCTAAATTAGGGCCAAGTACATTTACAGAATGAGCACGCATATCACCTAAACTTGGATTAAAAGAACCCAAACGAATTGCCACAGGGCTGTCACCAAAGAAAAGAGACTGTAAGAAAATACCATTCTGATTACCATCGTCAAACGTTAAGTAAGACATTCTTGTATGTGTCTTTTGTTTATCAGGGTCTAATGAAGCTGTCTTAAGATTAAACATATCATCCCAAAGGTTCTTATTACCCAGAGCCTCACCACGGGGCATACCAGCTAAATAACCCTTAATATTTTCAGAAGCAAACTCAGGGTCTTTCAAAAAGTCATTATACTCTTTACCGAGTTCGGCTAAACGATCACCAATCATAGAATTATATTTCTGAAGAAGAGCTACCTCAGAATACTTTGTAATAGCCTTGTCATGTACAGAAGGGTCACCACTAACAGAATAATAATTAATAACAGAAGCAATCATAGCCGCAACAGCTGCTGCTTCTTGTGGTAACATTTTATCTAATGCTTCCTTACGAGCAACACCTGTCTTACCCAAAACAGAAGAACCTAAACTTTTAATACGTTGTACTTCTTGAGGATTAAACAGATCAATACCTCTAACGTTATCTTGTTTAGAAAAGTTACGCATCTCACGTACACCACCTTTAGAAGACATAGCATCTGCACCAGCACTCATCTCAAAAAACCTTTGGTTAGCAGTCGAATGTTGATGAGCTATGTAAAAACCACCTTTCAAATTCTTTGCATTAGAGATGTCATACTTAAGCATTTGAATCTTGTTACCAATTTGTTCAACAGCATGCTCCTTTTTCATTGCATTAAAATTAGCCACTTGCTGAGAATCGTTTGGATCATAACCCTCTTGTGGTTTTACACGTTGCATTAAAGCTTTATAATCCTTTTCAGAAACCTTATTACGCTTAGCAAAGATACTAGTTGAATAAAGAATACGACCATCACCATCTTTGTAACTGTTTTTAACTATATCCTCAACTTCTAAAGTTTTGTACATTGTGTCCTTAACACGATACTCATACATAACAGAGCCCATTATGTCTTTAACAGCTTCAGCAGCAGATTCCTTAGCACCCCTAACAGGTAAAGAATTTTTTGATGTCTTAGAACCCGGATCTAAAAATGTAGAACCGCTAATTTGAGGTGTACGTGAAGGCCAACTACGCTTAACATCTCCTGCTAAAGCCTCACCTAAATAAGCCAATGAACGAGCAAAATCTTTAGCTTCAGGAGAAGCGCTAATAACAGGCCTACCTGTCCTATCAATGTCTGCTATCAAATTTCCATTCATAATTTCAGACTTAATGTGTGCAGCAGAAAGCTTTCGCACAGCAGCTATTGGTAAAGAAGCGCCTAAACGTTCAAGCGCATTGTTAGCTGCATTAGTTGTGGCATTAATAATATCCACTTGAGGACGAGAGTCAATCATAGGACGACCAGTAACACTAATTGGTGGTGCATCCGAAACATCTGTAAACTTTGATGTTTCACCAACAGCAACGCTACCAGCAATACCCATAACTGTAGCTATTTGCTTTTCATACCCAAGCATATTATTGTCTGCTAAAACCTTAA